ACATAAAGTCACTAGAAGATGACATGCAAAAAGAAATGGCTAAACTTCTTAACAGAGTAGATAACAATTATGGCATACCACAATTAGAAGCAGAAGAAGAATGGGAAGGCATGCCAGAATATGAAAACGAAGATTTAGAATCTAAATATAAAGTTATAGTACATTTTGACACAGAAGAAGATTTAGAAAACTTTGCACATCTTATTGACCAACCTTTAACAACAAAAACTAAGTACATATATTACCCTGCACAAGAAAAACAAAAAATTGTAGGTGAGCAAAGGTTTGCTGCAGATGATAAGTAATTACCCTATATTTATTGTTAGTAAAGGCAGATACGACAAAATGCACACACATAATGCTTTATCTGATATGCAGTTGCAACACTATATGATAGTAGAGTTAGACGAGTATTCACTATATAAAAAAAACTTTAATAACAAATATGGCACATTGCTAATTCTAGAAAATAAATACAAAAATAACTACGATACATGTGACAACTTAGGCGACACAAAAAGTAAAGGTGCAGGTGCAGCAAGAAATTTTGCATGGCAAACAAGCATTGAGCAAGGTTATGATTATCATTGGGTCATGGATGACAACATTAGATACTTTGCTAGATACAACAACAATACAAAAACACCTGTAGCAGATGGCACTATATTTAAATGTATGGAAGATTTTGTAGAAAGATATAGCAATGTAACTATGGCAGGTCCTAACTATGAATTTTTTGTACCAAGTAAAAAAGGTAATAAGAAACGACCACCATATTTTCTAAACACACGCATATATAGTTGCAACCTTATAAAGAATGATGTGCCTTATAGATGGCGTGGTAGATATAACGAAGATACAGACTTATCATTGCGTATGTTAAAAGACGGTAACTGCACAATATTGTTTAATGCTTTTTTACAAAAGAAAATACAAACACAATTAGTAAGTGGTGGCAACACAAAAGACTTTTACGAAATAGAAGGCACAAAGCCTAAAAGTAACATGCAAGTAAATCTACATCCTGACGTTAGTAAAGAGGTAATTAGATTTGGCAGACCACATCATCATGTAGACTATAGTTCTTTTAAGAAAAACAAATTAAAACGCAAAGATAATATAGAGGTATATAATAAAGTAGATAATTATGGCATGAGACACCAAGTAAGAAACAACAACGCATGGATTGATGCAAAGTGATAGTAGGATACCTTTTGCATATAAAACTCACGTCTATGAGCCTTACATGACACCGAAAAAATAGCAAATGACAACAAAAAAGACTAAAAAGACTGATATTAAACCTAAAATGGGTAGACCAGACAAATTAGATTTATTAGATAAAATAGCAGAAAAAATTAAACATGGTGCTATGCCAGAAGTTGCTGCTATGTCATGTGGTATGGGTGCTAGAACTTTCTATAGATACATGTCAAAAGGAGAAGAAGGCATTGAGGGGTTTAGGCAGTTTAGGCAGGTCATCAATGAAGCTAAAATAGAAATGCGTGCAACAATAGAACAAAGACTATATTTGGCACATCCTACATTCTATGCAAGACATTCTCCTATGCTTAGAGAAGGCAAGGATGATTTAGAAGGTTGGAACAACTACGACAATAAAGATACTAATATACAAGTTGTAACAGTAAGCAGTATTGTTGATAGTGCACATGCACAGAATCCTATAGATATAATTAACTACACAGTTAAAGATGCAGACAAAGAAATAGATTTTATTGGAGAAGATGGTAACAGTAAACCAAGAACAACTAAAGAAGATACAGAAGTGGTCTGACCCTGCTTACTTTGTTAATAAAATAATTGGCGAAGATTTATATAGAAAGCAAGGTGAGATACTAAGAGGTATTCAAAGTAATCCCTTTGTAAGTGTTGTAGGTGCTAATGGTACTGGTAAGGATTGGACTACTGGTAGGCTTATATGTTGGTGGTTAGCAATGCAACAAGAAGCTGTAGTTGTAGTGATTGGTCCTACATACAGACAGGTTTATGACATTGTATGGAAAGAAGTTAGGGTAGCATATCAATCTGCATTACAAAACGGTCACCCTTTAGGTGGCAATATAGGTAAAGCACCACGCTGGGAAATAAGCGACAGAAGATACGCTGTAGGATTTAGTACGCAAGATGAGTTTAATATTCAGGGATACCACAGCAAAAGATTACTTTTAGTTATAACTGAAGCACATGCAGTAGCAGATGGTCACATAGATGCAGGCATGCGACTAAACCCTAGCAGAGTTTTATTGACTGGCAACCCATTTACAACAAGTGGTAAATTTTATGAAAGCCACCATAGCCAACGTGACTTATGGCACACAATCAACCTAAGTGCATTTGACACACCTAATGTAATAAATAAGAAAGAAATAGTAAGTGGATTAGTTACATACGACCAAGTGTTAAGACGTAAGAAAGAACTAGGTGAAGAACACCCTATGTATGTAGGTGGCATACTTGGCAAGTTTCCTAGTAACTTAGGTAACAATCTAATTAGCCTAGAACTAGCACGAAATGCACTTAACAATACCCATAAGCCATCAGGACCAACAACTATAGGCGTAGACGTAGCAAGAGAAGGTAATGACAGAACAGTTGTAGTTAGACGTGATGGTGATGTGGCTAGAATATTATGGTCAGTGCAAGGTCAGAACACAGACCAAGTAGCAGGATGGGTAGCAGAATATATAAAGACACATGAACCCTATAACAATTATGGATATGTAGTAGTTGACACAGTTGGTGTAGGTGGAGGTGTTTATGACAGATTAATAACAAACGATTACAGTAATTGGCAGATGCAAGAATTTAAAGGTGGAGGTAGACCGATTGATACCGAAAGGTACAAGGACAAAAATGCTGAAGGATGGTATAGTATCAGGGAAGCACTTATGAATGATTAGTTATCATTTGCAAGTGGTTGTATATGTGAAGGCAAAGAGTTAACTTGCCAAACTTACATAGATGACGAAGCACTAGAACGCATGGTCGCACAGTTAGCGAGTAGAGGTTTTACTATTGAAGGTGATAGAAAAATAAAACTAGAAAGCAAAGATGACCTGCGTAAAAAGGGTAAACGTAGTCCTGATGAAGCAGATGCACTTGCAATGACCTACTCTGTAAAAGAAACTCAATTAGAGGTATGGTGACAATATTATGGGATTACGAAAAAATATTATAAACGCATTGAACGCTTATCAAGGTAAGCCAACAAACATAGACGAGAAGGCATTATATGAAATGTCATTTAGCAGGGATTACAATGACCCACTAGGTGACGTAATGCTACCTAGAACTAACTTTGATTACCAAAGAGAAGTTGCACCAATGCTAAACAGTGCAGTTACAGCTTGTGTACATTGGTTTATGCGTAGCTTTCCAGAAGCACCAATATGTGTATATGCAAACTACAACGAAACTACAGAAAAAATAAAACCACATCCTGCAACAGAGTTACTTAGATTACCTAACCAATATTACAGTGGCACAACAATGATGATGTCAGTAATAGCAGATTATTTAGTTAACGGTAACGCTTACATTATGAAAGTAAGAAACTTGCAAAACCAAGTTATACAACTTTGGTACACACCAGCAGCTTTAATAAAACCAGCATTTAGAAAAAATGACCCTACAACATTTATATCTCATTACGAATATAGACCTATAGGCTCTAAGATAGACGTAGACCCAGAAGATGTAATACATCTAAGATGGGGTCTTGACCCACAGAACAACAGAGAAGGTCTAAGTCCATTAAAAGCAGTGCTAAGAGAAATATTTACAGATGACGAAGCTGCTAACTATTCTGCAAGCCTACTTAAAAACATGGGTGTAGCAGGATTATTTATTGTGCCTAGAGACGGCAGTGTAAATCTAAGCAGAGAAGCTGCAGAAGTTATGAAAGATAAATTTAAAGAAAGATTTACAGGTGACAGACGTGGAGAACCATTTGTATCTAACATGCCACTAGATATACAAAACATATCTTTTAGTCCTAGCGAAATGAATTTAAGAGACGTAAGAACAATACCAGAAGAAAGAGTATGTGCTGCACTTGGTGTACCTGCAATAGTAGCAGGATTAGGTGCAGGTCTTAGCCGTAGCACATTTAGTAATATGTCAGAAGCTAGAGAAATGGCATACGAGAATGGCATAATACCAGTGCAAAGATTAATAGCAACGGACCTAACAACACAATTAATGTCAGAGTTTGAAACTGCAAATAACTTTGAATTTGGTTTTGAGAACGACAATATAAGAATATTACAAGAAGATAGAACAGCAGAAGCTAATAGGGCAAGTACATTATTTCAAGGTGGAGTTATAACTAGAGGAGAAGCAAGGTTAATGACAGGCTTTGAATCAGAAGAAATAGATAATGTATTTAGAGCACCTACTAACATAAATGAAGTAGATAGAGACGAAAGAGCACCACTTGCACAAGCAGGAGGACAACCACAATTATTGTCTGCTAAACCTGATGAAGCAAAAGACCTAACATATAAAGAAGATAAATTAACAAGAATGGAATTTGTAGGTGCGTTAGAAGAAGATGAATTAGAACTATCTAGCATCTTTGCAAATAGCTTACAGAAAGAATTTAATAAACAAGGTGCAGATTTAGCAGATGCTTATCTTACGCACTTAGGAAACGAAGCAGAAGTAACAGGTGACAAATCCATAGATTACAAGGACACATTTTTAAGTCAGGATGTTGG